TTCAGCAGATTCGTCAGAAAGTACCATGTGATCAAAATGGATTTTCGCCGGTTTAGCAAAACCCATCGCTTTCTGGACTTTTCTGATTTCAATGTTCCAGAATTTTTGCAGAAGATTTCTACCGTACTGCAATCTTTCAATTAGGGTTTTTAGCGATACAAAGTTATTTGTGTATCCACCGCCATTTCCAGCAAGACCTGTTAAAGTAGGTGGAATTCCCAAACCGGCATAGATACTGTTCAGTACTGGTTGGTATTTCTCAGTACCAAGGAATTTAAATATCTGGGTATTACTTTCTTTGAAGTCAAGTTCCGGACCCCAAACTAAATCCATAGTACCGCCGCCAACATTACTTGCTAAAATATTGCGCAACTTATCAATAGCTGCTCTTGTTGGTAGAACTTTATTCTCAAAATCGCCCAATCGCCATAGACGAATATTAGAGATGGCACCATCAAGTGCCGACATATCTGCTAACTTCATCTTTTCCAGCATGGTGATATCATCAAGGATTGAGTTAATCATGGGATGCGCCCATAATTGCCAATCATCCTTTTTATAGTGATAAACCATCAGGTCGTCAGAATTCAGGTCAATATGACTATGCCCATCTCTTAGAGCCTTTTGGATTTCGTCACTTAATTGATTAATTGGGATTTCTTTAGCTTCATATGACTTTTTGATATAAGTCGATAATTTCATTTTATATTTTTTGTTGCCGGTAAATAACGCCGATCTACCACCAACAACATCAATGTTTATTGGGTTTAGAAAATCATAAACAAAAGGAATCCGCCGTCGTGAGATGTTTTCTTTGGTAATAATGACATCATCTTCACCACGGGTCATTTTGTTCTGTGTGGCTTTATTTAATTTGGCGTATCGTCTTTTAATAACAACATTGCCACATCTGAATAAAGTATTGAGAAATCTTTCTGATCTCTCTGATCCAGACACTTCTTCCCACCATCGACGATAAAACTTTTGCGCATTTTTATCTGTGTGGACAAGACTGATGCCCTGTGAACCAAAATCGCCCATGAGATCAACAACATTTTTAATAATGCCGACCTTTTCATAGGCATTCATACACCTCTCAATAATTTCTTTTTCAAGGGTTGGTGGTTGTTCACCAGCACGGAATCTGTAGTAGTCGCCTTTGCGATACGATGTCCTAACAGAAATTCCATCCTCGATATCGAGGTAAGATCTTCTGTAACTACCGCTTGTATTCATAACTCCATCATAACTATCAACATTTGCACTTGCCTGTTCCAGTGCATCTTTGTCGTTTAAATCAATGTAGAGCTTTTTTTCTTCGGACATTGTAGTAACCTTGATTTAATTACAGTGTAATACCATTCATATTATAGTACACCAAAATCAATAAAGATTGTTTAATTGCGAAGTTATCCAAGCTGGGCCAATAAAATCTGCTTTTGGCCTACCTTTGCCCTGAGACATTTCTGCAAATCCACCAACAATTTCATAATCGTCTTGGATTCTTCTTGCTCTAGTCTGTCTTGCCGCCATATTTGCCATCAATAATGAAGAATAACGGTCTTTTCTTATACGTTGTTTACGGCCAGTACCAACTTTAACTTCTGGAGTATCCCAATGCTCCCTACCTGTAGCGGTCTGTCTGATTTCTATCATGCATAATTCATTCTTTAGTTCCTCAATTTCCATAACACAATCTTCTAAAGTGTCATAAGTTCTATTCGCCATCTTGTCCTGCTCAATCGACAGTCCAATTGTAATAGGATCAAACCTTGGCAGTAGAAGCACTTTATCTTCAAAATCTTTTCGTAAACCATGATTGGCTTCGGCTAACCAGTCGTACTTAGCAAACTGGCATAGTTCTAGAATATGCAGACCGGATTCATTATCTGTATCTTTTTCTTTTTTCTCGTCAATAACCGGCCAAATAGCTAATTCACCCTTCTGTAGATTTTTAGGGTCGTGAAGGGCTTCAGCAACCGCTATGCCGCCTCCTTGAGCATCTAAGGCAATATGTATCGTCGGGAAAGCACCCATCAGATCGCGTATCTTACGGGCACAGAATGAGTAGAAGTCCACTTCTCTTGTTAGACCCTTTTTCACCCTATCTTTGTGTTGTTGTCTATTGGTGGTCCAACAATGCACAACTCGTCTATGGTCATCATGTACTTCTATAACAGTAATGGAAAAATTATCAACTTCTGATGCAGGGTCCACGCCGATGATATATTGACCTGCCGGATTTCCTTTTAAAAGTGGATCAAAATAGACTTGACCTCCAGAGGCGATGTTGATAGGTTTAGTCTCATTACCGACACATGATTCAATTAAACTCCTTTTGAAGAATCCTGAAGAATCTGTACAAAAACACGCCCCAAACTCCATTAGATAGATACCGTTATGAACCGTAGCTTTTGACCTCGCCACCTGAGCGTCGTCCATGAACCCTTTAGGAATCAGGTCAACCGGCACTCTAATTATTGAGTAATCTTTCCAATTAAAAGAATCTGGTATATCTTCTTCACCAAATATTTCTTTTAGCTTATGCGGATCGCCCTTGCTTTTGATAATGGATTTCCATCTTTTCCAATACGTTGCAAAATGGTTAAAATCGTAATATGCTGTTCCTGCTAATACAATCTGGTTTCCAGTATTCTCTTGTTGAATTTGTTCTGTCAAAAGAGATGGATCAATTCCTAACTGCTTTGCTTTCCGTTTTGCTGCTTCTATTTTTACATTTTCGGAAGGCGAAGCGGAAACGGCGGCAAAACCAGCAATAACATTCTCAAAGATTTCTCTAGACATAGATGCGAATTCGTCGCTGATAATATCATTCGCTCTTTGGCCTCTAATTTTGCTACCATCGCCAATTGGTAGTGCCACAATTTGACTGCCATTTATTAACATGCGGCACATATCCACATCTCTTCGTGGACCGCTATTACTGTCGCATAAATCCCTCAATATTCCGGAGTTTTTCCACATGTTCTCCATATAATCATGGAGATACTTAGATTGACGGAAAGCAGCACCAACAACTACAACTTTACGTTCCGGCATTAATAATGCTCGTAACATACAATACAAGCTCATTAAAAAAGTTTTCCCCATACCTCGACTGCCGATAAGCATGGGGAATTTTCGATTCCAAAGTTCTTGTAGAATTAATCCTTGAAAAGGTAATACATCTACTTTGAATATGTGTTTACATAAAAATGGAAAATAATCCGGCTGGGTTAGTAACCAAGTTAATTTTTTGTAGAATTCTTGAGGATCTTCAGTATCTAATATGCTTAACGGTGTAATCAAATCATCTTTGTGTACATCAATATTTAACCAAGCATCATTTAGTTCCTCGATTATTTCTTTTCTTAATCTCTCTGACATTTAGGTATTCTGTTCTAGTTAGAACTTTATCTGCGAAACCAAAATCTACAGCTTCTTCTGGCGTCATGTACCAATCAACATTAGATTCCAGTTTTCTTTTGATGTAGGATTTTATCTTAGATCGAGTATATGATCTTTCTTTGAAGAACTTACCTTCCATACATTTGTCCGTATAAATATCAATCATCTGGTTCTTGACCTTTACATAGTACTTTGTACCGGACTCTACGGACACCTGATGCCCGCTGAGAGTCAGGTCGCCAAAATGTACCATGATATCACAATCTGGCATTAGATAGCGTTTGTGAGCCGCCTGAAGGATAATGGTGCCCATGCTGCATAAGCAACCATGCCCAATCATGTATACTGGTAAAGAAGAGTATAATATATTATCAAAAATGGACATGCCATCCGCCCATTCCCCACCAATACTGCTTGTATGCACAATAATTTTATTATCCGCAGTTTCTTCCGCATCATGAAGTTTTTTCATGAATTTGCTGGCAACTTTGAAATTAATCCCATTATCTTCCGGGTCCGATTCATCACTATGTAGATATATCTCAGCAAGCATCCCACGCCTCCTTCAGTAGCTTAAAAGTTACTTCTTCCGCATGGTCTTTGCTATCACAATAAATAAACTCTACGTCATACTTATCTTCTATCTCATGTATTAGTTTGCGAAAATATTTTGAACCTATTTTCATATACTTTCTTTTACTGTTCGGAATTCCGGAATTTTCAGGAAAGGTATAAAGGTAGGATTCCGGAAATTCGCATACAATGTAAGCGTTATGAATCGTGTCCAATTTCTCCATTTCTCGATGGAACCTAGCCTTCATGGTTTTCTTAGCTAGATTATGATACAGTTCCCCTGTTGAAGCCTTCCGTTCTATGCGGATGAAATCTTCCAATCCTTCGATTGTATAGTCACCTGCATCTAAGGCTTGTTCTATTATTTCTGCCTGAGCAAAGAATTGAAATCCTTGCTGTTCCCTAGTGTCTCTTATTATTTTCATTTTTTCTCATAGGTCCAGATCTAATAAACCTTTATTAAAATATCTTTTGGTAAATTCATCAAATTGATATCTTGTGTTATCGCCTTTTCCATATTCTTTATGAAATTTATCGTGACACCCCTTCTTCCCGCTACATAATGTAATACCATTTGCTATAGAATATCTTAAATCAACAGCCCAATTCCAGCCATCGATATGGTGGGCATTTAACCGCCCCCTTTTTCCACATAGTTTACACCTGTGCTTATCTCGTTTAAAAACAGATTTTCTCCAATAAGTGTATTCTGGAGTGTTGTCTTGTCTTCTACTATAGTTACGCAAAAGTTACATCCTCGCATATTCTCATAACTTCATATTCTACATTACCCGCTTTTATTATATCTCTAATTTGCCTTTGTTTCTTAGTTTGTGAAGATTTGCCAGTTTTAACTTCTATAAATATAATTCTGTTATTATCAATATCGAACAAGATCAGATCGATTGGACTACCTAAAAATCTGATATTTTTTGTATCATAGGGGAAATCTTTAAGGAATGGTGCAAAGTGCTCACTAATCTGTCCCAGTCTTACCTCACTTGACTTTTTCTGAGAAATGATCTTATTGATATCTTCCAGTTGTCTTTCAATAGTATCCTGTTGCTCATAGTATAATTTAATCAAAAATGCACATACTAATCCTAAGATTGCCGATAAGATATAATCCGTCATAAATCTTCCTGTACCATTTCTGCTACTAGATCCTCGAAAGCATATTCAGGGGTCCAACCTAAAGTTGTCCTAGCTTTAATAGAAACACCATTTAAGTAATCTACTTCTGCGGGACGATAAAACTGTGGATCGATTACCACCAAATCTTCCCAATTGCCGTCATAACTGATTGCATAAAATGCTTCTTCCAGAAATTCTCTGACAGTGTGGGATTCACAAGTAGATATTACATAATCATCCGGAACATCGTGCTGCATCATCATCCACATGGCGCGGACATAATCTTTTGCGTGACCCCAATCGCGGTAGGCATCGAGGTTGCCCAAACGGAGTTTGGGGAATTTCTCGTCTGTAGATAAAATATAATCTTTATCTTCATCTACAATAATTCTATCTACATTTGGTTTATTTCGCCACTTAACGTAATCGCCAATCCATTTTGTAATTTTCCGTGTGACAAACTTCTCGCCCCGTCGCGGACTCTCATGATTGAACAAAATTCCGGAACAAGTAAACAATCCATAAGATTCGCGGTATAGTCTACACGCATGATGCGTTGCTAGTTTAGCAATGGCATATGGAGACTGCGGGTTCATGTAAGTATCTTCATCCTGATACCTATAACCATCTTCTCCATCATACTCATCCCCAAACATCTCACTTGTTGAGGCTTGATAGAACTTCGTCTCAGGCGATATAGACTTGATACAGTTGAGAATATTCAATGGCCCCAGGTAATTGATCTCAGTCGTTACTACGGGCTGTGAGAAGGACGTATGAACGTGTGACTGGGCGGCGAGGTTGTAAAACTCCGCTATACGAAATTTAGTGAGCAACTCCGTGATATATAGCGGATCGCAGATATCCCCTTCTTGAAAGTCAAAATTTGGGTCATCCAACAAATGTTTGATACGTTCCGATGTATCTACGCTGACTCTTCTAGAAAATCCAATTACGAAATACCCCTTACTGAGCAATAACTCAGCAAGGTACGATCCGTCTTGTCCACTAACTCCCGAGATAGCGGCCACTTTCATACTTTAGATCCTTTCTTTAAATTTTCCTCAGCCCACATAGGTTGTAAATTAGTATAATGAAAGCATTTACGCTGTTCTTCTTCCTGAAGCAAATTAAATGAAGCACAAGGTTTCTTGTGATCAATATGCCAATCACCATAATTATCCCATGACATACCTTCTGTCCACAATGACTCAATATATTCTTTAAGTTCTTCAGGAGAACATCCAATTAA